ACAACTACAGAACTACTTACAGATTGTCCAGATATTTATCTGTATGCAGCTTTGCTAGAACTGTCTGCTTATACAGAGCATAACGAGGGCGTTATGAAATGGACACAACTTTTTAATGAGACAATATCTGCTATAGAGATGGAGGATTCTAAAGATAGATATTCTGGATCTGCATTAAGGACTGTCCCAGATTTTAAGGCATACTAAATGGCTGAAGAAACGACAACTTGGGTAGACGTAAATGAAACTACTACAACGTGGACAGATGCTACAGAAGAGTCTACAACGTGGGTTGAAGCATAGGAGATATAAATGGGTTTAGAAACTGGAACATATATAAATAGTCTTGTAACAACAAATCCTACTGGGGCTGATTTAAGATCTCAAGGTGATGATCATATAAGACTTTTAAAGTCTACCATAAAAGCATCTTTCCCAGATGTGGATGATGCTGCTTTAACAATCCACAATAAAGCGACTGCTCCTTCCACTCCTTTAACGGGGACTATATGGCGTGACACAACTAATAGTTTATGGAAATTTTATAATGGTAGCGGTTGGATCACTCTTCCATTCGCATTTAATACCTCTAATAGCGTTGATGTAAATGCTGGGACTATTGATGGAGTTACATTAGGTACTAATAGTGCGGTAACTGAAGCACAAATAGATAATATAAATGTTAACGGAAACGCTATCACCTCTACCAACTCAAACGGGGATTTAACTATCACCCCGAATGGAACGGGAGAAATTATATTAGACGGTCAGAAGTGGCCCCAAGCGGATGGTAGTAGTACAAATTACTTAACGACTAACGGTGCAGGACAGATTGCTTGGACTACTAATACGGTTGTTACTTCAGAAACGAATGCTTCTAATTCTGCAACAACGGCAACAGCACAAGCAGTAATAGCAACAGCAAAGGCTGTATTAACCGCAGCAGATGTTGTTTCTACCAATGCAGATGTAGTTTCTTGTAATGCGGTGTTAGATACATTTGACGACAGATTCCTTGGTAGCAAGGGTTCCGTGCCGACAGTTGATAATGATGGAGCTACCTTAACTGATGGAGCATTGTATTTTTTAACTACCACCAATCGTATGTTTGTTTACGATTTAGCGACTACGACTTGGTTGCAATTGGCCCCAAGCGATGCAGATCAGGCGAACATCAATGTTGTTGCTGGAAATATTTTATACCAAGAGGACTTAGGTTCTATTGCCGATTCAGTTTCAAGTGGATCGGGTAGTGATATATCTACGGTTGCAGGGTCAATTGCAAACATAAATACCGTGGCTGGGATTTCTAGTAACATCACGGCAGTAGCTGGAGATGCTACAGATATTGGAGTAGTTGCTGGAAAAGCCACTGAAATAGGGCTATTAGGCACATCAGCAGCAGTTGCTGACCTAGCACTAGTTGGAGTGAGTTCTGTAATCACAGATATGGATTTAATCGGTGCTACTGGGGTGATCGGAAATCTTGCAACGGTGGCAACAAATGTTGCCAATGTAAATTTAACAGGTGGCTCAATCGCAAATGTAAATTTAACAGGTGGCTCAATTGCAAATGTAAACACCACGGCAGGATCGATAGCAAATGTAAATACGGTGGCTTCAAATATTGCTGGAGTAAATTCATTTAACGACAGGTATCGAATCGCATCTTCTGCACCAGCTTCAAGTCTCGATGCTGGAGATTTATATTTTGATACTACATTGAATGAATTAAAAGCCTACGGAACATCGTGGCAATCAACGGCTCCTAGTGCAGCAAATCAAGTACACATCAATAATGTTTCTGGGGCAATCGTTTATGCGGAAGATTTAGGTTCTATTGCTGACGCTCTCTCTAGTTCTTCAAGTAGTGGGGATATTGCAACGGTAGCAACTGCAATTGCAAACGTAAACCTAACTGGGTCGAATATAGCCAACGTGAATTTAACAGGTGGGTCGATTGCTAATGTTAACCTAACGGGTGGATCAATTTCAAACGTAAATACGGTAGCTGGTTCTATAGCAGATATCAACCGTTATGCCCAAGAATATACTATATCTTCTTCAACCCCTACTAGTCCTACTCCAGCCGAAGGTGACCTGTGGTATGACAGTACCAACAATCTGATGAAATACCATAACGGATCAGGATTTATTTCGATTGCTTCTGGCATTGCGGATGTCGAATCTGATACGAGTCCTACCTTGGGGGGTGCTTTAGATTGCAATAATGTAAATATTACAAACTGTGGAACCGTCAGCGGTTCTAACTTACAAATGGATTTTGGGAGTATTGCATAATGGCTAAAAAATTACAGTTAAGAGGAGGCACTACCGCTCAACATTCATCATTTACTGGTGCTTTGAGAGAAGTCACGGTGGATACGGATAAAGACATACTGGTGGTTCACGATGGTGCGACTGCTGGTGGATTTCCTGCTCATAGAGATTTAAAGGGGGCTGATGTAGCTTCAGCCTCTCCCACGGTTATTCCTGCTGGGAGTAATTATGTTGATATTACTGGAACAACTGGATTTGCAGCGTTTACCGTTGCAGCTAATACACATTTTTTTGCTCAGTTTGATGGTGTTTTGACTATGACCCACCACGCTACCAATTTGGATTTACCTGGTGGAGCGAATATAACAACCGCTGCTGGAGATGTAGCAGAGTTTTTTTCAACTGGTGCTAATACGGTTCAATGCGTAAATTATACTAAAGCTTCTGGTAAACCAATTGTTACCGATTTTGTTGATGCGGATATCAATGCTTCGGCAGCAATAGCTCAAAGTAAACTAGTAGATATTGTTAACGCTGACATTGGTGCAGCAGCAGCAATAGATCAAAGTAAACTAGCTGGTCTTGATGCTACTCCAGATACAGATCATACGGCTAACGGCCCTCAAACTAGCACTGTAGCTGCTGGATACACTACAACTCTAATGGATTTAGTTTATCTTGGAACTGGTGGCAAGTGGCTTGAAGCTCAAGCAACTGCAACTGCAAGATCAATTAATTTATTGGGCATTGCATTGGAAGTCAAAAATGATACACAGGCTATGAACGTAGCTTTACCGGGAAGTTTTGTTGCAGACGCTTCGTGGAGTTTTTCGGTTGGTGTCCCTCTTTATATAGGTGGAACACTTGGTGAAATTACAACTACCAAACCTACTGGAAGTGGAAATGTCGTAAGAACAGTTGGATATTCATTATCTGCCACGACTATATTCTTTGACCCGTCATCTGATTACGTCACTTTAGCTTAAGGAACAACTATGCCAAATATAGCAACAATTAACGGAATAGCAGAAGATAACATAGCGACATTTAATGGAGTTACTGCTGCAAATGTAACATCAAAAGGTGGTGGTACTTGGGTGCATTGGGTAGGTATGGTAGCCACAGGTGGGTCGATAGCTACTAGTGGAAATTACAAAGTACATACATTTAATAGTGGTGCTACTTTTACAGTAACTACATTAGGTCACGGTCTAATAGAATACTTAGTTATAGCTGGAGGAGCTGGTGGTGCTGATAGTTCTGGCGGTGGGGGTGGAGGCGCAGGAGGATATCGGACTGCAACAAATCTCACTGTAACACAAAGTGGGTATTCTATAAGTGTCGGTGGTGGTGGTTCAGGTAGTTCAAGTAGTGCTATGGGTGTTAATGGTACTAATTCAAGTATTGGATCTCTAATTGTATCCACAGGAGGGGGTGGAGGCGCCCTTGGGAACAACACTGGTTTGGCTGGAGGGTCGGGTGGTGGAGGTGGATACAGTGTTGGTTCTAACCTTTCTGGTGGAGCAGGAACTTCTGGACAGGGAAACGCTGGAGGAGCAGGGGCTGACTTCTGGCCCGCTGGTGCATATGCTGGAGGTGGTGGTGGAGGCAAAGGAGGAGCAGGAACAACAGGTGGTCAAACTAGTAGTTTAGGTTATGGTGGGAATGGGTTAAGTAGTAGTATAACTGGATCAGGAGTAACACGTGGTGGAGGTGGAGGGGGAAATAGACAACCTCACCCAGGGGCAAGTCCTGCTGCTGCTTCTGGAGGTTCAGGTGGAGGTGGTTCTGGTGGTGTAAACAATGGCAATTCTTTAATACATTCTGGACAAACAGGAGGAGCAAATACTGGTGGAGGAGGAGGTGGACACCGTGATTATTATGGCGGTACACCTTCAGGATCTGGAGGTTCTGGAGTGGTAATTATTAAATACCAATTTCAATAATAGGAAATAAACAATGAGTCACTTTGCAGAAATTAATTCAGATAATATAGTTCAAAGAGTTCTAGTTATCGAACAAGAAGAGATTGATACAGGTAATTGGGGATCTCCTGATAACTGGATTAAAACCTCATACAACACTAGAGGTGGCGTACATTACGCTACTGATACTAATACTCCCGATGATGGTGTAGCTTTAAGAAAAAATTATGCTGGTGTGGGGTATACATACGATGAAGCTAAAGATGCTTTTATTTCTCCACAACCTTATCCATCTTGGGCGTTAGACGATGATACTTGTGTATGGGAACCCCCAACTGTTTATCCACCAGTAAGAGATGGAGAGGGTGTGGATGACAGAGTGTATAAATGGGATGAAGACAATACCCAGTGGGTAGAGATTCCTACCTAATGTCACGATACTATAGCTGGGATAACATAATATCAAAATCTGAATGTGAGTGGATTATCAAAGAGTGCAAGCAGGGAATGTCAAGACCTGCACAAATAGGGAGTGAAACTACCAGTAAAATTATCAGATCCAGAATGGGCGAAGGTCACAGTCCTGAAGAATACAGAAAAGCAAATGTTTATTGGGTTGATGAGGCAATACCTTTAGTTAGTAAATTAATTACTAAACTTGTGTACGGGTTTATACATGAAGCTAATGACGCTTTTTTCCATTACAAAATCACTGGCCATCAAAACCTACAATTTGGTGAGTATATAGTTGGGGGGCATTACAAATATCACAAAGACACAGGTTATGATAAAGGTGAACCACTTTTACCCTGTAGAAAATTATCAGTATCAGTGTTGTTAAGTGATCCTAAAGACTATGAAGGTGGTGAATTTCTAATGTATGATGGAGAGATGGAACCGTTAAGACCTTTAAATGGACAGGGTTCAGTTGTGGTGTTTGAATCTAGAGATTTTCACAAAGTAGAACCAGTGACTTCTGGAGTTCGTTATTCATTGGTTATGTGGGCTACAGGCCCATTGTTTAAATGAGATTATTAAAAGGACATAAATGGACAACTCAGTTCTATTTGGGGGGCTGCCTAGAAGTGGAATCACATTACTGGCTTCTATGCTATGCAAAGATAAGAATATTTATGTAACCACTACATCACCGTTTGTTGAAATCCTATGGAGAAATTACTCTATATGGAATGACCCAAAGTGGAGTGGTGACTTTAGCACAGAAAACATGAAACAAGCGAAGTTGCCTTTCTTGCTGGCATTGACAGAAGCGTACTATGCACAACTTACAGATAAGCCAATTGTCATTGACAAGCGTAGGCAATGGCAGAATGTACTTAATATGGAGATGTATCGTGAGATTTATGGATTTTTGCCTAAAATTATATGTCCTGTAAGAAGTGTGGTTGAAATTATCACATCATACAAAGTTCTATACAAAGCTAACGGCACAAAGTTTGACGATAAGTGTCTTAAATCGAATATGTTTGAGGGAAGTTATTACGGCTTAGTTGAAGGTTACGGGAAATACCCAGAGTGTTTTTTATTAATTGAATATAATGACTTAGTTGACAAACCCAATATTACTTTAGAAAAAGTGTATAAGTTTATAGGTGTTGATATGCCTAAACAGGATTTTAGTACAGTAGTAGCTTCTGAATATGAAGGAGATCACGGTATAAAAGGTCTACATACTTTAAGGAACACATTGTCTAAAGATACGTCTGACCCACGACAAGTTTTGACCAAAGAAGAGTTTGAGAAGTTTTCAAGTTGGGATTTTTGGAGATAAATGCTAAAAATGAAACTAGTAATCTACATTTCGATCATGCTAGGCACGTTATACGGCTTATATGTTTGGCTACCAGTAGTAGCACCAATTGCACCCTAACAGAATTGAGGAACAAGTGGATATGACTACGAACATCCTTGAACACCTCTGGGTGTTGTTTATTGGGCTTGGAAGCTGGGCCTTAAACCGCATAACAGGTAAACTCGATATTCTTGAAAAAGAAAAAGCTGATGGACAGGCTACGAAGTTAGAACATCAAAATATGGCAACATTAGTTCATGAGCTAGATCGCAGAGTTGATGAAAATCAGCACATGAGCGTTGGTAGGGGTGAACATAAATCTGATGTAACAGCACTTCACATCCGTGTGAATGAACTTGAACGTAATAAAGCTGACAAGATAAGAAATATTAGGACTCATCAAGCAAAAGATAAAGGCGAAAATTCCAATGGACAATGACTTAATCAATCTTAAGGAGCATATAACAGATAAATTCAAGTCCCATGAAGACTTAGAAGCTGTTAGACATCAACGTATCAATGAACTCCTAGACCACTACAATAAGGAGATCGAAGGCAACGAGGGTACTATTCGTAGAGTCCATTCCAGAGTTGACCAGATAGAAACCAAAATAAAAACAGTACAAGGTATAGGAACAGCAATAGCGACAGCGTTAGGTGCTTGTGCAGCTTGGTTTGGCATAACAGGTAAGTGAATTAGGTTTATTGTAGTTTAAACTCAAAGGAGAACAAAATGGAAATGTTGATAAACCAGCCTTGGTATGCTATGGCAGGCGAATTAGTAATTATGGCTAATATGGTGACTATGTTCGTTCATAAGCATTGGGCTAAAGATAATGAATTTTTGGGTACTGTAATGACGTTATTAGACTGGGTTTCTTTAAACATCCTTAAGAATAAAAACGAAGAACCAAAAGGGAAATAAATGCCAGTAATAACAGATCTTGGCAAAATAGGCGTTATTAAGGATGTATTGCCTTATAAGCTTCCGCAGAACGCATTTTCAGATGGGCAGAATGTTAGGTTCTATGAAAATTCTGTAGAAAAGTTTTTAGGCCATACCAATGCTTTTAGTGGTGAAATAGAAAGCCCTATTGTACAGCCTCACTGGATTACATCGATCAGACAAGGTTCTGACATGTATGTTGTGTACGCAGGCGAAAATAAGATCTACGCAACAGAAGGTTCACACCACTACGATATGACTAGGGCTGTTGGTGGTGACTACTCAATGAGTGCCACTAAAGGGTGGACTGGCGGTGTCATGGGTGGAATTGTATTTCTCAATAATGGCGTTGACGCACCACAGGCTTGGGTTGGGCCTCCTTCCTTAACAAATAGACTAACAGATTTAGCAAATTGGCCTTCTGGGGCTTTGTGTCAGTCACTAAGATCATTTAAGCAATTTATGATTGCTATGGACTACACAAATGGTGCTGGAACTCATTATCCTAGACTTGTTAAATGGTCTACTGGGGCTAGTTTTAATTCAGTTCCTAGCAGTTGGGATGAAACAGATTCCGTATTAGATTCAGGTGAATATGAGCTTGC